CATATCGTTCAGTAGGAGAAATGTTAACAGATATTAACAATCCTAAATACTCAACTGATAGTGCATTTAGAGCAGACGTAGAAGCTAAAGTGAAAGCGTCTAATGTTCTGTAATGGCTAGAAACTATAGAAAAGAATACGACAATTATCACTCTCGGCCTGAACAAAGAAAAAATCGTTCAAGTAGAGTTTTGGCTAGAAGATTAATGAAGAAACGGTTGGGAGCGAAAAGAATTAGAGGAAAAGACGTAGACCACAAAGACTCAAATCCTAGAAACAATAGTAGAAGCAATCTAAGAATACGTTCTAAATCTTCTAATCGTTCAAGAAATGCTTAACTTTTTATTACCTATATTAAAGAATCCTTTAACAAGGATTGTAGCTACTAAAACAATAGGTGCTATTCAACATCATTTAGAAAAAGAAAAAATTATAAGAGCAAAAGAAATAGAAGCTAGTAAAACTGTTGATGTTGCTAATATTAAAGCTAGTTCAAGCAGTTTTCGTGATGAACTATTAACTATAATTATTAGCGGAATCCTGATTTGCACTTTTTTACCTATTACTCAACCTCATATGATTAAAGGTTTTGAAATTATGCGAACAGCTCCTACTGAATTTTGGTGGGCTGTACTTATCTGCTTTTCAGGCAGTTTTGGATTATCCACTTTAAGAAATTATAGAAATGGAAAGAAAAAATAATGACTAAAAATACTTGTAAAAGATGTGACCACGTTTGTCATTGTGACACAAACGATGAACACCGAATTATTACAGATTGCGAATGTGTTTCTTGTAACTGCCCTAAAAACAATGTCTGGAATTATGAAGAAGATGTAGTTGCAGATACTTATGAAAATGAAGTTAATAAAAATAATAACAAAGGAGATAAATATGTTTAATTTTAAACTAGAAATTCCAACTTATAAAGAATGGAAAGCTAGTGTTGAAAAATACACTGGGCAAGTACAGAAATTTTATAAGGATTTTTGGAATGATGTTTGGATTAGTTTTCCAAGCGATAACTAATAAATGACATTACTTGATATGTGGGAAAAAACAAAAGCTCTTTGGAACAAGACAGGTTGGAAAACAAGATTTGTCGTAGTTTTTATAGTAGCTGTAATTCTTTTCTCCATTTAATTTAATGGAAAGAATAAAAGATTTCTTATTAGGAATTATAGAAAGAGTTAGTTCACAAATTTCTGTATGGGCATGGAATAAAAGATGGAATAAAGGCAATAGGAAAGATGAGTTCAAAAAATGAAGATAGATTTAAAATATATTATCGTGTTCATAACAACTTCTTTGTTCGCTATTTTAACATGGTCTCTAATTACCTTAATGGACGTAAAGAGCAACGTGGACACGATAAAAGGCGAACTAACAGGAGTGGAAAAAAACATAAATAGAATTTACGGATATGTAAATAGTAAAAAATAATGCAAGACGATGCTCTTGTATCAGAGGAGTAATTAACTTTTACTAATGACTAAATCTAAATATGGCCTTACGGTCACTTATAAAAAAACTTTTAAGGGTACTTCTCAAGGTAAAAAGTGCATTACTTCAACAATGAATAAGCACAAACGAAAAGGACGAAGTAGAAAAAAAATAAGAGCAAGTAGAAGACGAAGTAAATAATGGCTAGAAATTATAAAAAAGAATATAGAGAGTATCAAGGTACTTCTAAACAGAAAAAAAATCGTGCTAAACGAAATGCAGCTAGACGGAAGCTTATGGCCACTGGAGCTGCACATAAGGGAGATGGAAAAGATGTCCATCATAGAGACGGTAATCCTCAAAATAATTCACGAAGTAATTTAATGGTTACTTCAAGAAAAAAGAACAGAGGCAACCTTCGGGTAAGCTAATGAAATTTATGTTAATTATTGCAGTTTGTTCTTTTTTAATTCCAAATGAAACTACTTGTCAAAAAGAGATTAAATATCCCCAAATATATAATACTTGGGACGCTTGTGTTGAAGCGGCTTTCCTTAATAGTATGGGTACATTAAATAGATTAGGACACGAAAGAGTAAACAAATATCAACTTGCTACAAAATTTTCTTGTGTAAAGGTTAACGATGCCTAAATTATCACCTTTAAGAGTTGGGAAAAATTTGTTAAGTGGTTTTGGAAAGGATTTTATAAATAATGTGGTTTAGTGCAATTAAAATGGCTGTAAGTGCTGGAAGCCATATATATAAAAAAAGACAAGAAACTAAAATGCGTATGGCAGATGCACAATATCTCCATGCAGAGAAGATGGCTCGAGGTGAGGAATCTTACCAGGGCAAACTTTTGGAGGCTCGGCAATCAGACTGGAAAGACGAATTTGTACTTTTAATCCTCTCAGCGCCCATCATTGTATTAATGTGGGCGGTCATAAGTGATGATCCGACAGCAATGGAGAAAGTAAAACTTTTCTTTGAGTATTTTTCAACACTGCCAGTTTGGTTCACTTCACTTTGGATTTTAGTCGTTGGTAGTATTTTTGGCATAAAGGGTACACAGATATTTAGAAACGGTAAAAAGTAGATGATTAAATATGACAACTCAAGAACAGAAACTAGCAGAGTTACATAAAAAACTCGCTGAAAAACTACTAGATCGTGTGAATGACCCAAAGGTCAAAGCAAGTGATCTAAACGTAGCAAGACAATTTTTAAAAGATAACAATATAGATGCACTTCCAGTTAAGGATAGTATGTTAGCTAAATTAGCAGAAAATCTACCCTTTTCTGAAGAAAATCTCAAGGCTGTAGCAGAGGACGTAAAACATTAAAATCTCTCTGTACGGGCTTTAAAAGGCGATATGAAGGCAATAAAAAGCGATTTTAGGAACTTTTTGTTCCTATGTTGGAAACACTTAAGTCTACCAGAACCCACACCAATCCAATACGATATTGCTTCTTTTATGCAGAGTGCACCCAAAAGGTCGGTCATTCAGGCATTTAGGGGTGTAGGAAAAAGCTGGATATGCAGTGCTTTTGTTTGTTGGAAATTATTAAACAACCCCAACTTAAAATTTCTCGTTGTGTCTGCTTCAAAGAATAGAGCAGATGATTTTAGTACCTTTACAAAAAGACTAATCAATGAGATGGAAATATTAGTTCATTTAAGCCCTAGAGATAATCAAAGGGGTAGTAATGTTTCCTTTGACGTTGCACCAGCAAAGGCAGCTCACGCACCTAGCGTTAAATCGGTAGGTATCACAGGCCAACTTACAGGGTCAAGAGCTGACTTTATTATTAGTGACGACTGCGAAAGTTTAAACAATAGTTTAACTCAAAGTATGAGGGATAAACTATCCGACAATGTAAAAGAATTTGAAGCCGTATTATCACCCAACGGAAAGATTATGTTTTTAGGTACACCTCAATCAGAGATGAGTATCTATAACGAACTGGGTTTACGAGGTTATGAGACAATGATCTGGACAGCACGTAAACCCAAAGTCGTTCAAATAAAAAAGTACAGTGGGAATTTAGCTCCCTTTGTAGTAAACAATAAAGCTAAAGAGGGTGAACCTATTGACCCTATAAGATTTAATAAAATAGATTTAGAAGAAAGAGAGGCGTCCTATGGACGTTCAGGATTTAGCTTACAATTTATGCTGGACACTACTCTTTCCGACAAGGATCGCTACCCACTTAAGTTAAGCGATTTTGTCGTTATGGACATCAACAATAACATAGCTCCTGTAACCGTTGCTTGGGCGGGATCTTCAGAGTACGCTTGTGAAGATTTACCCAGCGTTGGATTTACAGGGGACAAGTTTTACAAACCTATGTTTACCAGTGAAGATTTTACCGACTATACAGGATCAGTAATGTCACTTGATCCTTCAGGACGAGGCAAAGATGAATTGGGGATAGCCATAGTTAAACAACTAGGTGGTAATCTATATGTGCAAAAATGCACAGGGATAAGTGGTGGGTATAATGAAGACAACCTGCAGTTAATAGCACGAGAAGCTAGAAACGCACAGGTTAACAAGATTATAGTTGAACGTAACTTCGGTGACGGAATGTTTACACAGCTCCTTAAACCTGTTGTTAACAAATATTATCCCGTAAGTATTGAGGAAGTTAATCATAGTAAACAAAAAGAATTAAGAATCATTGACACCCTAGAACCAGTCCTTAACCAACACAAATTGATTGTCTCTCCTCAAGTCATAAGGGAAGACTTCGATACAAAGGACGCTAATTATCAATTATTCCATCAGCTAACCCGTATTACTAAAGACAGAGGCAGCTTAAGGAATGATGACCGATTAGATGCCCTAGCGATTGCCGTAGCTTACTGGATAGAAACTATGGCCGTAGATACGGATAGACAATTACAAGACCACAGAGATAGATTAGTTAAGACAGACCTAGATCGTTTTATGTCAAGTGCATTAGGTACTAGACCTAAAGAAGATAACTGGATTACTTAAGGGTTACTCTTAGGGTTATTATAAGGGTTATTATAAGTGTTATTATAAGGGTTACTCTAATAGACCCCTTAAGGGTATACTAGATACACCCATACAACTAATACTACCTGACACTAGAGATTGAACGAGATATAAAGACGACACAACCTTCTCGCCGCTTTTAGCCTTATTTCTCGCTATAGTAAGACAAGTAAATCAAGGCTTATTTAAGTAGTTTTGTGTTATTTGGAATTGGTAGACTTAGTAGACTGGAAACCAGTTGAAATAATTTGTTAGAAAAATTTGAATGGGTATCTTGATTACATCAACTGTCAGGCTTCCCCCGTGCAACCTGTGGTTGTGAAACTTCTGATTGCATTGAAAACCCTAGTTTTTTAGACAAACGATTAAACGACACTATATATCTCGTTCAATATAAGATTTTTTTTATTTTATGTTTATGTTTTTAACATAGCGTTATCAGTTTTTTTTCTGAACTTAAAACATAACCCTTAAAGATTACATTTATTAAATGAATATTTTAAACTTGGTACATCTAAACTTTTAATTACTCGTTATGAATAGACCAGTAATAATAGCTTATTGATAACGAGAAGATTGAAAAGATTGACCTGTACAGGTCAAGAACAGATCTATGGTTTTAATATTAAAATAAATAGTTTTGAAAAAGTAAAATTTAGGGGGTACTCCAGTATCGGAATACTTTAAAATCTTAATGTGTGATGATCTATGAAAGACTTTTTTTTATGTTTTAAGCCAAATAATTAAAAAGCCAATAAAACCTAGAATTAAATAATCTATTAAATAGTTATGAGTAAATAAAAATAATTCATTCATATAATTATAGTTCAAAAGTTCCATACTTATTTCTCGTAGGATATTTTTTAACTTTTTTAATATTAGAAATGGTAATAATAACTTTTTTACCATTATCAACTATTTTAAAAGATTGATTACAAGTCGGAAAATACTTGAACCAATTTCTCATTTGATTTTCGAAAATGTCATCAATTAAATTATCTTTCCTCGTTCTCATATCTCCAAAGGTTTTATATGGTTTAATTTTCCTGATTATTAAATCAAAGACTTTGTTTATACTAATACCGAAAATCTCATAATTAATAATATGATAGTTTGTAAATCTAGTGAAATAACCAGTGAGATTATGTCCGAAATATAAATATTTATTTTTAAATTCACTCCAGTTATTACAAGGATATTCACTTATTTTTAACAGTTTAAAATTTTTATTTTTCATCTATTTATTATTTTTCTATTCTTTTTAACTTTGGGTTTACCAGTAAATATATTTAATTGTGGTATATCATAAGCAACATTTCGCAATGACTTTTTAAATTTACTGGAATATCTAAAATTTTCTTTTAATTCTTTAACGTCTTTTTCAATATTGAATTGATTGTGAAATTCATTTAAGAATGGGTAGTGTATTTTTTCTTTTTTTGCATATTCCATAAAGTATCTAAAAAACATTTTATCTGAACCATTATTTTTAACAAACTGAACTAAACAATGTGTAAATTCAATGAACCTCGAAATAGTTTGTGGAACTATATTACCTTTAAAAATTCTAATTTCTATTGTTTCATTATTTAATATATTAACAGCTTGGTATTTATCATTTAGGGTATTTTGTATATTTCTATGGTTTTGGTTTTCTCTATCGTAATGTTTTGGATTTCTATCTTTTTTTAAAATATCTTTTACCTTTAACGTATCATTAACTTGGCAAAAATTATTTGGATCACGTTGAGATAGTTTAATTATATATTGCCTATTTCTAATTGAGTTAATAAATTCCAATATTTTTCCCTGATCTAAAATCGTTAAAGGTTTTTTTGATACGTGAATATGGATACCAGTATTTGGCATTTTATAACTTCGTAAATAATCTTTTACCTTGTCAAAAAATTTGAAATATAAATCAGTATTTTTTATATAATCAAACGTCATAGGAACTAGATTTATTTCAAACCCATTATCAATAGAACCATCACTTTTACAAATTGCCAAACCTTGCAAAAATTCTTCCTCAATTAATTTATGTATTTTTTGATGCGGACATTTATTTGTATAACCAACCTCTATTTCCAAACCTAAATATAAATTATCTTTTTCATTCTTTTTTTCGTGTGGTAACATTTGTTTTGGCAATTCTTTATGAATTCTAAAATCGTGGTATCTTAATCGGTTATGCATTGAATCAATATTAATTTGTGGGTATTTGCTTAAAGTTATTTCATCATAACTAGCAACACAATATTTTAATTCTTTAACATAAATAAAATTAAACTCGTTGTTTTCATCTTCATCATAATCAATAAAATAAATTCTTTTTTCTCCATACCCTTTAACAAAAAATTTATGTGCATAACTATTACTAATAATTTTATAATCATTAAAAAAAATATGATTATTATAAAGTATTTCATTAAAAGTTAATCTGTCATTATAAATTTGTAGTACGTCATTTTTTCTATGAAATAAACCAGTGATAGAACAAGGTAAAATATTATTTTTTGATACGTTAAATTTTAAATGATTTAAAATACCAGTTATAAATGTATCTGATTTTTTATGATACAATTCACACTCTTGAATATTATTTTGACTAAATAAAGATGTTAATTGATCTGAAATTAAATACCTGTAAATCTTAAAAAAAGAAAGTTTATATATATCTTTTTTATCTATAGTAAAACACGTTTCTAATATTGAGTGTTTTAGCATATTGATCGGTCTATCAATATTTTTTTCTATATATTCCTCGCAAAAATTATAAATCTTTAAAGCATTTAAGTAATGATTTAAAATAATTGTAATTTCTCTATTTTCTTCATTGTATTGTAATTCTTTAACTTTTAAAAATAATGAGTTAAAAGTTTTAATATCATCAGTTGGGAATACATCAATAAACTTAAATTTTTTTGAAAGTTGTTTTTTATTTTTCATTAATCTTAATGGCGAAAAAATATGACGTGATAATTCTTCTGAATTGTATTTAAAATCTAATTGCTTTTTAAATATTCTAATATCTTTAAATGTACTAACCATAAGTTTTAATCGTTTTTTCGTTAATTAAATCTTTTATATCGTTATCAGTTGTTAATTGATTGTTATCGTGGAAATATGCTTTTAAAAGTTTAGCATAAAGAACTGGTTTTTTTCCTAATTCTTCCATAATTTGCTGAGTATCTCCATTTTCTAATATCTCGATCATCTCCTCGTACTGACTTTGTAATTCTTCTCTTTCAATATTGTATATTTTATCATCTTTATATGACGAGAAACGAGAGTTTTTTTCTGTCGGGTCTGGTGGGAATAGTGTTTTCTCGTTATCGTTTTGTTGTTTATCTTTTAAAATTTCAGTAATATTATTTTTACTAGGTACACCATAGCCCGAACCATAATTCCAGTAATTCCCATACGTTATTGTTTCTCTTAACCCATAGTTATTTGATACTTTTAATTTATTATAATCGTACCAAGTACCAAGAAAAGTAAATTTATTTTGAAAATTATCCAGTAATAAAATTTTACTTTCACTTTCAACATTAATTATTTTTTCTAATGTTTCCTTAAAATCTTTTCTTTTAATTAAATTAATATTTTTAGTTAGAACAGGGTTTAAAAATTGTTTAACAAAATAATAAGTATCCGAATATTTCTTATCAATAAATGCACAAGGTAAAGTTGGACTATTGTGCATTAATGACATTTGATATTTAAACTCTTTATTAAACACGTTAAATGGGTGTGAATTGTATCTTGTTTTTTCTCCATTAGTACAAAGCCTAAAATGTAAGGCAATATTATCAGTCTCATTTCTATGTTTATTAAATAATTTTTTTATTGATTTAAAACCTTTAGGATAGATACGTTCTGAAATAACTTTTTTATTTTTTAAGTACATTAAACCAAAACCATTTTCATTATTTTGGTATGCGTTTTTTAAAATCTTTTTTGTTATATCGTTTGGCTTTCCTTGAATAATAATACACATAATTTAATTTTTTAATTCCTTGTTTTTATCCATTACATACTTATATATTAATAGTCTAATTTTTAAAGCATTAAATACTGATAAAATAACCCTTGTAATGCATAGCGAATACTCTATAAATAGTGTTGTATTTTTATCACAGGGTAGAACAATATAGGAACATACAGAATACAACCTAAGGTTGTACTATCATAAAGAATCAACCAGTAGTTGTACTGGTAAATATAAAGAATTATGAGCAAAAAAAAGAAAAAAAAACATATAGATAAATTAATTATAAAAGATTTAAAAAATTTATTTGCTAAAGATGTACTGGAATTATTGAAATTAAAAAGAATAAAAGAAAGTATTATTATAATGAAAAAATTGAAATTAAAAAAAGAACAAAGACGCAAAATATATAACCAATATAAAAAAATTAAATAATATGATTTTATTTATTCAAACATTTTTATTGCTAGTTTTTATAGCTAGTTTATTAATATTATTAATTGGTGTTTTTGGTGATCTCCAATTTGTGATATTCTCGTTATTACTTTTAATAATACCAATGATTTTAAAGCATTTTAAATAATTCGGTGATAAAGGTATTTTTAGTTTTGGTTATTTCCTGAAGATCGGAAAAATGCAGATTTTCCACGTGTTCAAATAACCCTTAATATATCTATGTTTTTTATACACTTTTAAATTGAACAACTTATAGTTGAAAAAAAAATTTTTTACATTTTACTATCATCATAGATCCGATTGCGAACTAGGTTTGAGTTTGACCTACCGATTGCAGAATAGGTTGACTTTCTATCTCATACAACTATAAGTACACTTATGATCAGAGTGGATAAAAATAAAGTGAAAATCAGAATGGCTAGTACAAGACTAGAGGGTGTTGTGTTTGGCTTGGATATGATTAAAACCTTTAGGAAAATCAATCCGAACATTGACTTCACAACTGCTGGGGTTTTTTGTTTGCTATGCCTAATTGGTAAGCTAGGAGTTAAAGATGGTAGCGAGTATTTTGCTACTAGCTATGAACGGATCGCTGCTGCGTTTGTGGGTTTAAGTAATGTAAACTTATGTAAAATTAAAAATAAGAAAGAGGGGTTCTATGGGGAAATAATAGTCTTAACAGATAAAGGAAAAAAAGTTAAAGCTAAATTAACCAAATTATTGAGGTAGCACACAATGTCAAAACATATATCTGTTAAAGAGATAATCCAAAAAGTTAATCAACTAGAGTGGTCACTACAAAAGAGTGGGGAACGTAGTGTTGAAAATGCTGAAATCTTTTCTCGTTGGTGGAGTAGTCATAAACCAATGAAAGATTTATCAACTGAAATCATTAGAGAGTTTAAATATTATTTAAAAGTAAAACGTAAATATAGTGGTGGTACAATTAATCGTAAGTTAGCTGCCTTATCAAAATTAATTACTTATGCTAGAGGGTGTAGTGGTTTTACCTTTAAATGGGGTGTACCTCTTATTCAATATGAACGAGTAAACAACAAAAGAAAATTCACCTTAACACCAGCAATAGAAAAATTATTAATAAGTAAAACAAATGAATTAGGTCATAAAGAGAAATCTGACCTTTGGGTTTTTCTTATTGATGTCGGCTGTAGGTTAGGCGAGGCTTTAAGTTTACAGTGGTCAGATGTTAGTGAAGATTTTGTTTTATTTAAAAATACTAAAAACGGGGACGACAGGTACGTACCTATTTTTAATAGAGTTAAACAGCTTTTAATGACGAGAAAAAAAATCGGTCTTCCTCGTCCATTTCCCTTCACAAAATCTTGTGTAGAGTGGACTTGGAGAAAAGTTAGGAAAAATATAGGTATGGATAGCGAGAAAGACTTTGTAATCCATTCGCTTCGGCATACCTGTATTACTCGTATGCTACATCATAAGATTGGAATTGAAGTCGTACAGATTGCAGTAGGTCATAACGATATTCGTATGACGCAAGGTTATAACCACCCTACAAAAGAACAATTATATTCAGCTATTAAACAGAGGATCAACTAATTGGAAAACCTAGAAGAAAAAGAAAAGCGATTATTAAACCTAGAATTAGAACGTGAAGGCGATATGATCCGACAGGGTAGAGAAAGATATGACTACCAGCTTAAAAAAAATGTCGAGAAAGGTAGAAATTCCGTCACGCCTCCATACATCTACCTACAAAAAGAATTAATCCTACCATTAAGTGAGGCAATCCAACATTTTATTAACGAGAGTTTTAGTGGTATGGCAGGACGGAGTAAAACTTCTGCTGAACCTTTAAGAGATTTAGACGATCCCAAAAAGATTGCTTTAATTACCCTTAAAGGAATTATAGATGGCATAGCTTTAAAGAAAACTCTTTTACAAATATCTCTATCTATTGGGGGTATGTTAGAACTTGAAGAACAGAATGGCATCTTTAAAAAGACTTTACCTTTTCTACATAGTCGTATTTTAAAGGACTTGATGACGAGAACTAGAAATGTAACTCACAGGAAAAAGGTTTTCGCCCATACTTTAAATAAGTATGAAGTTAAACACACAGCTTGGAATGTTTCTAAAGTAGCATTAGTCGGTCAGCAACTTATAGATTTAACGATTAGATTTACTGGCTTATGTGTTATTAAAAATTTAAAAAAAGCTAGAAATAAATCTCAAAATTATTTAACATTAAAACCCGAAGTCGTAAAACGTATTGATGAGGGTAATTTTAAATGTTCAGTATTAACACCCTACCACAAACCAATGATAATCAAACCTCGTGATTGGTCGTCACCTTTTAATGGTGGTTACATTAACGAGTATCTTTCTAAATCTCCTCTAATTAAATCCCACAATTATAAATACCTACAAACCCTTAAAGATATTGATCTAAAAGATTTCTATGGTGCAGTGAATTACTTACAATCTGTTGAATTTCAAGTAGATAAAAATGTTTTACCCGTGTTTAATGAAATTTGGAAATCAGGAACAACACTTGGGGACTTCCCTTCAAGGGATAGCTTTCTCGACAAGAAAGGTAAGCCAACTGGGGTTTATCGTGATCCCAGAGTAGACACTTCCAAAGAGCTGCTGATTAAATTCAAACGAGATTTAAGTAGAATATACGCTGATGAAATAGCGAGAATTTCTAAAGTCGTGAGTACCAGCACAGCAAAAGATATTGCTAATGAGTATAGTGAATTTGATAAGTTTCATTATGTCATTAATGCTGACACAAGGGGACGATTGTATTCTGTGGGAACAACTTACAATTACCAAGCTGATCAGAAAATAAAATCTATTTTATGTTTTGCTAATGGCGAGAAGTTAGGAACAACTGGGAAGTATTGGTTGTATATCCACGCGGCTAACACTTGGGGTAATGATAAAATTACTTATGATGAAAGGTATGAATTTATTAAATCAATGGAACGAGAAATTGTAGAGTGGGCTAATAATCCTTTAGATAATACTGATTGGGGAAAATGTGATAAGCCAATGGAATTTTTACAGGCTTGTTTTCATATTAAAGGTGCGTTGGAACAAGGAGAAGATTATGTATGCAACTTACCAGTGAGTATAGATGCTACTTGTTCAGGACTTCAGATATTATCAATCCTGATGCGAGATCCTGAAACGGCTGCTAAAGTTAATGTGATCCCAAGTGATAAACCTCAAGATATATACACTATTGTAGCGAGAAAAGTTGAAATTGAGGTTAAAGCTGCCGCTTCGCAGGGAAGTTTAGAGGCAAATCGTTGGTTGCAGTATGGTATTTCTCGTCAAATAGTTAAGAGAAACATTATGACTTATGTTTATGGTTTAAAACTCTATGGTGCTAGACAGCAAATATTTGATGAATACAAAAAACAGGTAGAACTAGGACACAAGCCAAAATGTTTAGAAGATGATGGTTTTAAAGATTGTAGATGGTTAGCTGGTATTGTTTGGAAACATTTAGAAAGTGAAATTCGTTTAGCTAGTGAACTAATGAAGTGGTTTCAATCGGTAGCTAAATTATTTAGTAAAGTAAATCTTTCTCTACAATGGACAACCCCTATGGGATTTAAAGTATTACAGGATTATAGATATACAGCAAAGTATAGAGTTAAAACAGCGATTGCTGGTTCTTTAGTTTACACAACATTAAGACGACAAATGGAACGCAAGGACGCTAGAAAGATGGTTTCTTCAAGTGCACCCAATATTGTCCACAGTTTTGATGGTGCGATAGCCCAAGCGACAGCTTTATATTGTAAAATGAATGATAATCCACTGCCAAATCTAATGATGATCCACGATAGTTTTGCTACAACTCCAAATAGAATTGACGATTTACATAAGGTTATAAGACGAGTAATTGTTGATTTATTCAGTCCAGACCAGCTCAACCTGTTATATAATGAATTTCTCGACCAGTTACCTACGAAATATAAGGATAAACTACCCAAGCCACCTGAACGGGGGAATCTTGAGCTTCAGCAGGTAGAAAATAGTAGATATTTTTTTAGTTAAATGTATAGTGTGGATATATGATTAATTTATTTGTTTATGGAACATTGAAAAGTGATGGTACATTACATCAGGCCATTAGTGATGGTGAGTTTCTTGGTGAGTACGTTACTAAAGCTAATGGCTTTGTAATGACTTCTGCTGGTGGTGCTTCTTTTCCATTTGTTTATTATACTGATCGTAAAAATCCTTATAAGATTAAAGGGGAACTTTATAATGTAACTGAAGATATAAAAAAAAGATGTGATTTTATTGAGTGTGGTGGTGGTTATACTTTTAGAGAAATTGATCAAAATGTTTTTGGATATATTTATCCTGAAAAAATTGGAACTACATCAAATTCCATTCGTGTTAATGAAGATGAAAAATATTTTGAATGGCTAAACAATGCAGAAGAACCAACACAAGGAAATTAAATGTTTGAATTATTAATGTTACTTATATTACCGAGTGAAATTAACCCACAAGAGGTAGGTATTAAATATCTTTTGAAAGATAAGTTTCTTGATTATCAAAGTTGTGAAGAATATGTAAAAACAAATACTTATTCTAAAGAGGGAGAGCAAGAATTTGATGGAGTATTTTATAAAGTTGATACTAAAGAATACAAAGTATTTCTGACCTACTGTAAGCCAGTAAATGATATATGGGTAGAGAAGAAGAAAAGATGAACCCATTTTTTATTATCGTATTTAGTGTGCTAGGGTTTATTACTATACTTTCTATTTATATGTTGGTGGTGATAATATGAAGTGGACGGATTATAGATTAAGTAAATTAAAAGAAATGTGGGATAATGGACATAAGGCTATTGAAATTGCCGAAGTGTTGGGTACTACAAAAAATTCAATTATTGGAAAAGCAAATAGAATTAATTGTACTCCTAGAAAACGTGGTGGATTATTAGGAATTAAAAAATCTCGTATGTTAATTGAGTATAAAACACAAAAATCTATTCCTCTAATAAATGAACCCGAAAACCCTACAACCCTAGAAGATTTAACAGATGATATATGTCGGTTTCCATTAGGAAATGATTGTCCACCAAAATTGTTTTGTGGACGTAAAACGTGGGAAGATCAGAGTTATTGTAAAAAACATTATAAACTTACTCACGTTGAACGAGATACCGATATTGGGTGTACTCTTGGAGGTAAAACTTATGCAAAAAACAATTAAGTTAAAAACGCATACTACCACAGAGGGAATTGCAGAATATCCCTATTTGTTTTCTCCTGATACTAAATTCGATGTTAACGGATTGTATAGGACGAAACTAACCTTACCTAAAATTCAATCTAAACCATTCATTGAATTAGTCGAAAAGACTATTGATGAAGTGGCGAAGAAGAATAAAGGTAAGCTGTCTCCTCACAAACCTTACAAAGTCGCTAAAGACGGTAAGGTTACATTTACTTTTAAATTAAAAGCAAAAGTAAATACTAAAAACGGAACTGACTTTGAGCAACGCCCAAAGATTTTTGATGCTAAAGGTATTCCGATAACAAAGACGTTATCTGTTTACAGTGGCACAAAAATGAAGGTCGCTTTTCAGTGTGTTCCTTACTTTACTAATATGCTCGGTGCTGGTGCTACTTTGAGAATGAAAGCAGTACAGATTATTGAGTTAGTAGAGGGTAAAGGAAATGGAGAATCTGCTGCCGAAGAACAATTCGGTTTCTCAAAAGAGGACGGATTTGAAATAAAATCCGAAACTACAGATGAGGAAGAAACGCAAAGTACAGGCGATTTCTAAATACCGTTCTGGGCTTGAAGAATTTGTAATCAAAAACTTAAATGAAAGGAATGTTGAGTTTGAGTATGAACAGTATGTTGTGTGCTACTTCAAGCCACAGAAGGAAAGTAAATATACTCCCGATTTACGTTTAGCTAATGGAATTATTATAGAGATTAAAGGTTATCTAAAACGAGAAGATAGAATGAAACATATTTTAATTCAACAGCAACACCCCACATTGGACATTCGTTTTCTTTTTGGAAATTCTAGGAATAAGATTTATAAAAATTCTAAAACAACGTATGCTATGTGGTGTATTAAAAATAATTTTAAATTTTGTGACAAAACAATACCTAACGATTGGATAAAATAAATGATGTCAGATAAAGACGCTAAAAATTTTCAAAAACAAGTTGATAAATTAACAGAAGAAAACCACAAAGCTGAAGGTATTAATTTTAGTTCAGATAAACAAAAGGAAATAAATGATTTAAAAATACTTGTAGATCAACTTACTAAAAGAAATATGCAAATTAACGCAAGAATGGGAGAGTTACTTAATCGTGTGTTGGATTTAACAGAAATTAGTAATAATCATAAAGTAAATAATGGTAAGTTACAAACTAAAATAAAAGAGCTTGAAGAAAAGGTTGAAAAGAGTTTAAAAACGATGGTTAGAAAAGCGAGGGGGATTGTTAGTGGCTCATAAATATGCAGAGAGTAGAAAACGTGCTAGATTAGTTTGGTCTAGATCAGAACACGGTAAGGCTTGGTCTAAAAATTATATGCGTGAATATAGAAAACGTCCCGAAGTTAAAAAGAGGGCACACGAATATTATATTAATAAAAAAATAGAACAGAATAATTATTCAAGACCAGAAAAAAACTACCAAATCAATTTTGATGATTTTTGTAAAGGTGGCTTGTGAAATTTAAAACCAAACGAAAAGCTTGGAATGGTGCATCTCCGAAATCCAATACAATCTATTTAGAAAATTACAATAAGATATTTAAAAGAAAAGAGAATACTCAAAGCGATGTTAAAAGGGTGGCAAGTGATAGAAATAAATAGAAATCAAATATTGCTGGAGAATATTCTTAATGCTCTCTGTAAAGAAACAAAAAGAGATATTTTTGTTATTTTGCCAAAAAAGAAAAATGAGAGAATTCCTTATTTAAAGAAGGAAATCATTAAAACTTTAGAACTGATTAAATAAAAAATGACCTACGTGGGAATATTCGAAGAAGCTAAACAAAAAAAAACAATAAAAAAGCTTAGAGCAAGAGTAAAAGATTTAATGCAAATTAATAAAGAACATCAAATGATGAATGGAAAATTGAGAAGTGAATTAGAAATTGAAAGAAAAAATCATACCT